CCGCGCCAAACCTCAATAATTCTGAATCTATGATTATTACCGTATACTCACAACCAAATTGTCCTGCCTGCAAAACTGCTAAAGACTTGATTCTTAGCAAAGGGCACACAGTGCAGGAACTTATTCTTAACGTAGGCCAAAAGCAGGAAGAAGGTAAAACCTACGTTCCAGTGCAACAACTAAAAGACCGTCTACCTAATGCAAAGTCAGTACCTCAAATGTTTGAAGGTAAAACATACATTGGAGATCTAGAACGACTAAAGGTATTTCTTAGGTATGAATAAATACACTTGAATAGTCATCTATCTTAGTGTTATAATAATTCTTTAAAAGGAAGAATATGCAACCAATTTTTGAAGTAAATGGTTTGTGGTATTTTTGGGATGAAACCGAAGCATACGACTATGGCCCATACAAATCTAAAGAAGAAGCTCAAGTAGCTTTTACTTTGTACTGTAAGCAACTGTTGGAGAATTAATATGGCAGAAGAATTTAGTTATGTAATTGCGCGTCTTTGGAAAGATACTGAGCCAGATAATCTGTGCATCTATACCTATGGTACTGAAATTCAGTGCGGAGATGAAGAAAGTGCTAGAGCTTTACTTAGCTATGTTAATAATCGTAATAAAGATAAAAAATACTCTATTTACAAAATTAATTACACAAAGGTAGACTAATGGCAACACGACGCACTAAAAATGAGGACGAACGGCTGGACGACGCTCATATGGAGCGCGTCATTGCTATGCTAGAACCTAAAGAGGGCAAACCGTGTACAAAGAAGGATGCTTGCCAAGTACTGGGTATTGCTTATAATACTACTAGGCTTGCTTCTCTTATTGAAAAGTACAAAGAGAAGCAAGCTTATGACGCTAAGCGCAGAAGTGAGCTACGTGGTAAACCTGCTACACAGGAAGAAATTAACTTTATTATTCAAGAATACCTAGAAGGAACTACTGTAGATGCTATCAGTAAATCAACATTTAGAGGATCTTCGTTTATCAAAACAATACTCGAACGATTCGCTGTCCCGATACGAGCATCATCTCAGGATTATTTTAAACCCGAACTTATCCCTGAGGGAGCTGTTCGTGATAGGTTCGCAATTGGAGAAGTTGTCTATTCCGCACGATATGATTCGATTGCTAGAATTGATAGTGAGTCAGAAGATTCACGGTATGGATTCGTTTACCGAATCTGGCTACTAGCAGATAAATGGCGTATGAACGCGTATCAAGAAGCTTATGAGCTTGCTAGCCTACAACATCTTAGAGATATGGGAGTACGAATTTGACTAATAAAACATTAGTATCAGAACTTGAGTATCTATTAGATATTAATTTAATAGATACTCCCGAAGTATACTATTTAGTACTTAGGTCTATTAAACAGATTCGCTCAGACGAAAAAGAGCTGCTAAAGCTTCGTAAGAAAATAACTGATACTGCGTGGAAAGATTCACTTAGTATGGGTACGTATTAACATTCTGGAATAAGAATATGACCACTGATACAGTTGGAGTTTGGCACGCACTAGAAATGACTTGTGCGGCGCAAGACTATCCTTACGAACAATATATTGACATTCACTCAAAGTCAGGGATATCTAGTAAGCCTCTATCTTGTACTGGATATACCCTAATAGGAAATTTGTTTGATGTAGAGTATATGCAATATATGCTAGATAAAGGATCAAATGACTGATGTTCAATTTAAAGATTTAATGGATCTTTTAGCCTTATTTGGCCTTTTTCTATTTGCGGGAGCTGTGTGGATACTAGCATTAAAGCAATTAAAATAACTCATGTAGCTGTAAAGACTCCAAAAGAGATTTGGAGTTTGCCTAGGTCAAATAGACACCAAGATGTACTAAGATTAATGAGTCGTTTTGGTGTACGTGATTATGGCAAGGAAACAGAAGGATTTGTTGATGAGAACGGCAAATTCTTAAATAGGCGCGAAGCATTTACCCTAGCGTGCGCTACTGGACAACTTAATAGGTTTAATCACCCACCTAACCATTATAACGGGGATGAGCTATACTCGGAGGATTTATGGTAGAAGAACCAGAGCTTTATGAGAAAATTATTTATCAAAACGATGATAAAGCATACCAATTACGGCTAGTAGTTAATGAGTTCAAAGGGACGCAATATCTGCATTTAAGGAAATACTTCATGTCATACGAGGGAGAATACTTGCCCACCAAAGAAGGCGTTAGTATGGAAGCAGGTATTTCTAATATATACGCTTTGCTTGACGGATTGTTAGAAATCGTATCGAAAGAAGAAGCCATTGAAGCGATTAATACTTATTTTAGTAACAAAGTAATAGATTTGCGCAAAAGCTTAATTTAATCTATAATAGATACTATGACAAACAAACTACGAAATTATTTAGATGAAGCAAGTATTAAATACTATATGGGCGAGCCTATTATCACGGATGAGGAATTTGATCTGCTTTCTGAGTCTGCTGGGTACGCCGAGGTCGGGTCGAAGCAGCATGATAACGTATGCAAACACATATTTCCCATGTGGAGTCTCCAAAAGTACTACGAAGGAGAACAAAAGTTCCCGCTCGAAGGATATGACTGTATTCCGAGTCTTAAACTAGATGGTGCAGCTATTTCCATTTTATACCTAGATGGAAAGTTAACACAGGTACTGACCCGAGGTGATGGAATAGAAGGAAGGGATATTACTTCTAGGTTTATTGCTAGAAAAGACCTAGTACCGCTAGAGATTGAATCTACAGGCGTACTACAAGTAACTGGTGAGATCGTAGCTCCTAAGCATATTGAGAATAGCCGTAATTACACAGCAGGTGCACTTAATCTAAAAGATGATAGTGAGTTCTGTTTGCGGGCTATCAGTTTCTTTGCATATGGTATTCAGCCATACCAAACAGACACATATCGGGGGGATATGCAATATATAGAGTCCCTAGGTTTTGAAACTGTCTGTATCCCAGAACTCAATGAAATCTATGAATGTGATGGACTCGTGCATCGAGTAAATAGCAATAAAGTATTTCAAGAACTTGGCTATACGGCTAAGTTTCCTAGAGGTGCTGTTGCTATTAAAGTTCGTAAAGAAGCAGTAGAGACAGAGTTACTTGATGTAGAGTGGAATACTGGGCGCACCGGTAAAGTCACACCTACCGCTATACTTAAACCGGTTTACATTGGCGATAAGCTAGTTTCTAGAGCTACATTAAATAACCCTAAGTATATTGAAATGCTTGATCTCCATATTGGATGTACTGTAGCTGTAATAATGGGGGGTGAGGTGATACCTAGGGTTCTTTATAAAGTTGACTAGAATATGAGGGTAGTAGAAATTTGAACTTGAATCTTTTTTGCTAAAAAGGTATAATAGTAGTATTAGGAGATACTACTATGAATATTTATAAAATTATGTTTTCTGATGGGAGTATTTACGTAGGAAAAACAATTAAACCTATAAATATTAGATTTAATCAACATATGTATTTACTATGCAATAATGCCCATCATAGTTATAAGATGCAAGCAAAATTTATAGAATTAAATTTTGTTATACCTACTATAACCTTATTAGAAGATATATCTAATGATATATCTTCTAATATAGAAAAGATGTGGATAGCTAAGTTTAATTCATTTAATAATGGGTTAAATTGCTCAATAGGTGGAGAGGGAGAGTGTGGAGAGGCACATCCTTCTGCTAAATACTATCTTGAAGATTATACTGCCATATTATTTATATTAGCTACCACAGAGTGGTCATTAAAAAGTATATCAATAGAACTAGATGTATCTTATAGCACTGTATGTAGTATAAGCGCTGGTAATTCACACCAATACTTACAGAACCTTTATCCAAAAGAATATCAGTTAATGCTGGATAAAAAGGGTACAAGGTTAGTAACTTCGCAAAGGGATAAAGAATATCCTGAAATCGTTTCTCCAACTGGAGAAGTATTTATTATTAAAAATGCTAGTAAATTTGCTAAAGATAATAATTTGTTAGATAGTGAGTTATCAAATCTTCTAAACTATAAAAGTAAAATACATAGGGGCTGGCATCTTCTAAGTCAAGAATTTCCAAAAGTATTAAACCCTTCTGGTGATGAATACATTATATACACAGGAAAAGCCAAGGAATTTGCCTTATCAGTTGGATTAGATCCAAGCAATTTTACAAAACTTCTCAGGGGTGCAAGTAAATCCTGTAAGGGTTGGAAGTTATTAGAAGCATCAAAAAAATGAACTTGCAAAGGCTATCCTTTTGAGCTATAATAGATACATAAAGAAACAAAACTATGCAAGATATACACATACCAACTAACTGCCCAGCGTGTAACTCAACCTTAGTATGGATCAACGATCAATTATTTTGTAGAAATATATCGTGTGATGCTAGATTAAACAAACAGATTGAACACTTTGCTAAAACTCTTAGTATTAAGGGTTTAGGTAAAGTCACAATTGAAAAATTAAATTTAGCTGATTTAACCGAGATTTTTTACTTAGACTTTGATACTGTAAAAGCCTCTTTAGGTGAAAAAATCGCTGTAAAGTTACTAGACGAGATAGAGAGGGCTAAAGCATCTACATTAGATAATGTAGTTGCATCTTTTTCTATACCATTAGTTGGTATTACAGTAGGTAAAAAACTTGCTGCAGTAGTTAGTAATTTAGACGAAATAAATAAAGAAGCCTGTTTACAGGCCAAATTAGGGGCTAAGGTAACAGAGAATCTACTAAACTGGATTCAAACAGATTACCAAGAAATGAAAGAATTTTTACCCTTTACTTTTGACGGTAAGGTACAGATTACAGATACAAATGCAAAAAAGGTTTGTATCACAGGTAAGTTAAAGTCCTATAAAAAGAAATCCGACGCTGAGGGGGCGCTCTCAGCCGCAGGATATACTCTAGTAGATTCAGTTACTAAAACGACTGATTATCTAGTAGACGAAGAAGGCAAAGGTTCTAGTAAACGCGATAAAGCCGTACAATACGGTGTCACTATAATAACCGATCTAAATGATCTTTTAAAGGTAAATTAAACATATGTCAGAAACTAAAAAAGCAAAATGGAATGACGAAGCAGTTGCACAACTCTTGTCTATCGTAGGTAGCGCAAGCCCTGTAACAGTTGCCCTAGTTGAACAAGCAGCAGAGGCTCTTGGTACTTCTACTCGTTCTATTGCTTCTAAGCTGCGTCAGCTTGACCACGAAGTAGCAAGCATGGCCGTAGCTAAAGTTGCAACATTCAGTGATGAACAAACAGATGCTCTAGCAGCTTTTGTTAATAATCACGCAGGCCAGTTCACTTATAAGGAAATTGCCGAACAATTTCCAGGTGAGTTCAGTGCCAAGCAAGTGCAAGGTAAGTTGCTAGCTATTGAACTCACTAGTAAGGTTCGTCCTGCTGATAAGTTGGAAGTAGCCACTAAGTATAATGAAGCTGAAGAAGCTACATTTATTAGTATGGCGCAAGCAGGTAGCTTTATCGAAGAAATTGCTGCGGCTCTTGGTAAGACTATTGCTAGCGTTCGTGGTAAAGCATTGAGCCTGTCACGCAAGACTATTATTGATAAGATTCCTGCACAAAAGGAAAGCCATGCTAAAAATGCGGTCGATCCAGTAGATGCACTTGGTGATGCAATGGCTGCTATGACTGTAGCAGAGATTGCAGCAGCAGTTAATAAAACTGAGAGGGGAGTTAAAACTCTTCTGACTCGTCGTGGTATTAACGTAGCAGATTACAAAGGCGCTGAGAAAAAAGCTAAGGCCGAAGCCAAAGCGTAATTCTAAATAAGAATTAAAATAAAATAAAATAGAATTATAGGCCGGTAGTTAGAATATAGCTACCGGCCTTTTCCATTGGAGTAAAAATGTATAATAAAAGAGATTGGCTAAATGGCGAGTCTAGTGCTTCCACAGGACCCGTTGTTGCGTATCATGGCCCTAGTCCTTGGGATTCTAAAAAGAAATCCACGACATCATTTTTTGAAGTATCCGACTGTCGTAACTCCTGTAGACTCCATAAAATGGAGTCTCATTCAATGAAGGAATATATTATAAAAATCAGGAAGCTACAAAAAGCTGCAAAAAATTATGCTAATTACTTAGAAAGTAAAGTTAAAAATAATGAGTAATTTTGATTCAGTATGGACTAAGTGTCCTGTTTGTTCACAGGAAGTAGAGTTTCAATCTAAGGCAGGTTCTTGTGAGTTGCATAGTTATAGGACATCTTCGGTTCCAGAAGTAATTGCTTTAGATTTAGATTCTGTAGCAAGTACGTGTTCTAACTGTAAAACACATCTAATACTACATCATAATGAGTGTCCTAGAAACATTCGTATGACAGTATCTATCTTAGATACAGAGAAAGCCAACTTTTGAAAGTAACTATAACTTATAACGATGATTCTGCTTTCACGGTAGAAGAGCTTGTTAAGCAGGCAACTAATAACTATGGTAAGCGTGTTAGTGTAGAAGTAACCGCTGACAGCGCCCAGCCCCATGACTTAATATACTTTGCTTTACAAGCAATTATAACACATCAACAATTAAGTTTACTGTATGAAGACAAGTTTGGATATTCTTCTAGTATCCAGAAACTCCGCACAGATACTATGTATAAACTAAGTGAGATACTAGATACAGTAATTGTTGATAATGAAAGCAAGGTTGCATAATGGACGTATCTGCTGTTCTAATTAATAAGCTTTTAGTAGAAGGTAGTTTGGACGTATGGGCTAAACTAAAGCTATCGTTTTTAGATGCGGCATACTCGTCTGTCTATACTCTAATAAGCAAACACTATGATAAGTATAGTGTATTACCCTCATTTGACGAATTAGAAGTAACCTCTAGAGATACATCTGCTGAAAGACTAATAGCGTCAATTAGACTAGCAGATCAAGCAGATATTACTGCGGAAGTAGCTTTAGACGCATTAATTGACTTATACACACAAAATACTACAATAACTTTATTAGATAAGTTTATTGATAAGCTACCACTTTATGATACAGCAGAAATTAAAGAAAATCTTAGTAGTATAGTATTTACCCTAGATGAGAAAACTTTAACTACTGAGGGGGTCTATTCCATGAATGAAATCATGGTATTCGTAGAACCTGATGAGATTGCTAAAAATACTGTGTACCTTGGCCTCAATAATACTTTTGATTCGATTGTGCATTGCGCTAGACAAGAGCTAGTACTAATTGGTGGTAAGCGTGGTTCTGGTAAATCACTTATTAGTAGTAATATTATGATTAACCAGTATGAAGCTGGTAATACTAGTGTGTACTTTACAATTGAGATGGTGGCTAGAGAAACTCTTCAGCGTAATATGAGTATTCTAGCTAACGTAAATCATCAGCATTTAAAGAATGATACACTAGAAGACGGTGAACTATTAAGTGTAGTTAGAGCACGTGCAGCAATGTTCGAAGACTCTAGTGATCTAGTGAATGAATTTATTAAAGATAGGGATAGATTCAGGTTTGAGAAAGCTCTAGTTAAGCACTGTAGGCTGAAACCTACAAATCAAATGATTATCATTGATGATAGAGCACTTACCCTAAGTTCATTAGACCTACACCTTGGAAAAGTAAAAGCAAAGTTTGGGGATGATTTTACTGTAGCAGTAGTAGACTACTTGAATCAGATCGTTGTAGATGGAGGTAGTCAGTTTGATTGGCAACCACAAATTGTAGTTTCTAAGAAGTTAAAAGAGATGGCTAGAAAACATGATGTACTAATGGTATCTCCTTATCAGATTGATGAAAGTGGTGAAGCTAGGTTTGCTAAAGGTATTCTTGATGCTGCTGACATTGCACTTGTGTTAGATGCTAATGCTAAGGAAGATGAAGCTATTAGTTTTGAGACTACTAAGATTCGTGGAGCTAAAGAAATGAAGTTTAGTAGTGGTATGAACTGGGATACTTTACGTATCAGTCCACAATCAGTAGAAAAGCCTGCTGCTAAAGAAAAGAAGAAAACTAAGAAAGAAAAAGAATCGACTGGGGAAAATCCTGTTGACGCACCTTGGAACTAAAAATGAGCACAATTACCTTTGATAGATCGATTATTACCGCTGACTACCAGATATGGGTTAAAAATACTCCTTATATGGAGTTAGAGTGGGAAGGCAATTCACTATTGTTAGCAGTTATTAACCTATTAGTCGCTAAGATTAAGCATCCTGCAAGATACATTAAATTGGAGTGTAGATGAAAGTTTATATTACCCGATCACCTTGGTCAGATTGCTTTGAAGTTCGTCTAGCAAAAGAGTCCAGTAAAAAACTATTAGTATGTGAAGCTATAAGCTATGTTGACCTTAGGCCTGGAGAAATACATTCACCTACTATGATTCTAGAAAGAGAAGAAGCACAGGTATTAATTAATGCCTTGTACGATGCAGGGCTTAGGCCAAGCCAAGCCGCAGGCTCTGCCGGGCAACTTAGTGCTACACTTTACCACTTAGAAGATATGAGAAAATTGGTGTTTAAATGAATGATAACAGCATAGTAGAACAATTATTAATAGATCATGGTATCGCATACAAGATTTCTGGGAAGGATTTTGTTACTACTTGTTTCAATCCAGAGCATATCGATAATAATCCTAGCTTTAGAATTAATAGATTTACAGGTATCGCACACTGCTTTTCTTGCAGCTATAAAACTAATATATTCAAGTATTATAATGTAAGTAGTAAATATCATTCTGTACGAGTAGCTAAGCTTAAAGAAAAGCTACGTATTCTTAATGAGAGTACTAATGGGCTTAACGTATTAGAGGGTACAATTCCGTTCAATGGAGTACATAGAGGTATTAGTTCACAAACTCTAAAAGAGTTTGGCGCATTTAAAACCACTAAAGTATCCGAAATGGAAGATAGAATTATTTTTCCTATTACCGATGTTAGGGACAAAGTAACAGCGTATGTAGGTAGACATATACTTCCAAATGCTGAACCTAGGTACAAAACCTATCCTAGTGGTTGCACCTTACAACTTTATCCTAGTAAATTTACAGAAAGATACAACTCCATTGTATTAGTAGAAGGCATTTTCGATTTACTGAATGTATGGGATAAAGGACTAAAGAATGTAGTATGTACGTTTGGCACTGATGGATTATATAATAATACTGCGGAAAAGCTACTTCCTTATAAGATTGTAGGTATTACTAAAGTATTTATTATGTATGATGCCGATGAGCCAGGACAAAAAGCTGCTGAGAAACTAAAGCCACTAATTGAAGAAGCAGGCTTTATCGTAGAAATAATTAACTTACCGGATGGAACTGATCCTGGCAACCTATGCCAAGAAGATGTTAACGGTACTATAGAGTACACTAAATGACTAAAGTCGCAATTGTAGATAAGACTCCTAGTAAAAACAACTATTCTAAATACTTCGAGTTTGAGCACGAGGTATTTCATATGTCAAGTGCTCCTATTACTAAGCTACTAAAAAAGAATGTAGACTTAGAGTTCGATCATACTGAATTTGATTATGTAATCCTAGTGGGTAGTGAGGCTGCCAAAGAATACGCTAAAGTTACTAGTATTACTAATATGATGGGACATTTAATTGAAGATAAGTTTATATGTATAAGTAATCCTCTGGCTTTAGTATTCAAACCAGAGGGGAAACCTGCATTTGAACAAGCTGTACGTAAGATTCATAAGTACATTAGCGGAGAAGCAAAAAGTACTTCTAATGATGGTACTTATCGTGGTATTATAAATACAGCAGAGGCGTTAAAGTTTCTTACTGAAGTTTACGATAATGCTCAAGGTTACGTTGCATGGGATACGGAAACAACCTGTCTCTACCCTAGGGATGGGTATGTTTTAGGGCTGTCCATGTCTTACAAATCTAAACATGGTGCCTACATTAGTACAGATTGTTTAGATGAAGTTTGTATGGAAGTATTACGGAATATCATTAAAAAGTATACCGCAGTATTTCATAATATGAAGTTCGATATTAAAATGATCGAGTACCATCTAGAACTTAAGTTTGATAGAAGCAAAGTGCATGATACTATGGTTATGCATTATTGCCTAGATGAAAATGACCAACATGGTCTAAAACCTCTAGCCCTAAAGTACACTGATTATGGTGACTATGACAAAGAACTAGATGAGTTTAAAAAATCATACTGTTTAAAACACGGTATGTTACAGGAGGATTTTACTTATGACCTTATACCATTTGATACTATTAGCCGCTATGCTGCCATTGATACAGCAGTTACTTACGATTTATTTAATAAGTTCTGGCCGGTAATACAAAAGAATAATAAGCTGCTTTCTGTTTATAATACCCTTCTAGTTCCTGGTACATTGTTTCTACTAGATATGGAAGAAGTAGGTGTATATGTAGATAAAGAACGCATGCAGGCAGCTGAAATATATCTAGATACAGAAATTGAAAATGCTAGAGAGCAGGTTTATGGTTTTAAAGAAGTACAGGAGTTTCAAAAAGCAAATGGCGCAGTATTTAATCCAAACTCCGTGCAGCAATTACGTAAAGTCTTGTTTGACTATGTTGGACTTACTCCAACAGGAAAAACAACGGCTACTGGTGCAATCTCAACAGATGCGGAAGTACTTGAAACCCTTAGCGAAGAACATCCCTTACCAGCAGCTATCCTTAAAATTAGACAACTAACAAAACTAAAAAATACGTATATTAGTAAAATATTACCAGAACTAGATAGGGATGGGAGAATTCGTACGAATTTTAATCTTATATTTACAACTTCTGGAAGACTTTCAAGTTCTGGTAAATGTAACCTTCAACAAATACCTAGAGATGACCCTCTAATTAAAGGTTGTTTTAGCTGCCCGCCGGGGTATAAGCTTGTTAATCAGGATCTTTCTACAGCTGAGTCATACTATGCAGCTGTATTAAGTGGTGACACAAATCTTCAACAAGTTTTTATTACAAAAGGGGACTTCCACTCTACAATTGCAAAGTCAGTATTTGATCTTGATTGTGAAGTAGAGGACGTTAAGAGGTTATATAGCGGAATGAGACAAAGCGCTAAAGCCATTACATTTGGGATTAACCTATAAAGGTCCCACTAGTAGGTGACTACTAGAACAAATAACTCGCTCAATTGCTGGAACACCTACTATTAAGTTAAGGTCAATCAGCAGCCAGAGTCGGCAGGAATGCCTTCAAATGGTTCAGAGACTCACAGAGCTTCCAGAACGGAAGTTGTCTGGGATACCAAAAAATACTCTTGACAATCTTATGGTTAAGGTGCTATAATGTACCTGTGCCGAAAGGTTTTTGGGAGAGGTATAACACGGCGAGTATCTCCCCTTTCTTACTTAAGAAAGGTCGTATGGAAATTAATTATATAAACTACCAAGAGTTAAAACCGTCTGGACTATCAAGAGCTGCAATGGCAGAAACTTTTGGTATTCCAGAATGGAAACTAAAAAAACTTATTGCGGCTAATAAATGGGGTACACCTAGACCCACTATTGGAAATGAAACCGCTTTTGATGAGTACTCAGAAGAATCTTGCTATTGGGCAGGATTCTTAGCTGCAGATGGTTGTGTAGATAGTGAAAATAGAATTAGGCTTATGCTTAAATATGATGATATAGTGCACTTAGAAAAATTTAAAGCCTTTCTAAGGTCAACACATACTATATCATCTAACACTACCACATACAATAGATGCAGTTTTGAGTTTACTCATCCACATATGCGAGATATGCTAGAGCTAAATTTTAATGTTATTCCTAATAAAACGGATAAATTACAGTTTGCTAAGCACTTACCTAAAGAATGGTTACGTCATTATATTAGAGGATATTTTGACGGAGACGGTTCTATATGTGAAAGTTTTACAAATAGAAACTCTTTGCGAGCTACTATTTGTAGTGGGGCAAAGGAATTTGCAGAAGATTTATATATTTATTTAAAATCTATTTTACCTGTACACGGCCAGAAACAGGAGTTTAATGACTCTATAAAATGGCAAATAACTTTTTGTACCAACGATGCAAAAACTCTTATGCACTATATGTATAAGGATAGTACAGTATATCTAGATAGAAAATACGCGTTGTATCAAAAACTCATATTTAATGATGATAGAAAAACGAGAGATAAAGGTATAGTCCATCCCATTAGTAATAATGGATAATGATGTTTATATGGATCAGGGCCACAAAAGGTATCTGATACAGTAAGTAAGGCAACAGGCGAGTACTACGGAATAGACAGAGCTAAAGAAGACATTAGGTCCTATTTTAATAAATTTTCTAAATTAAAAAAATGGCTAAAAGATCAAGAGGAGTTTATCCGCGCTAACGGGTTCGTGTATTCTGCGCTGGGTCGTAAACGTAGACTAGTAAATGTTTTTAGCTCAGATAAAGGAATAGCCTCGCACGAAGTACGTAGTGGTATTAATAGTTTAATCCAATCTGTAGCCAGTGATATTAATTTATTAGCCGCTATTGATACTGCTAACGAAATTAGCCAGAAAGGACTAGATGCAAAAATATGTGCACTAGTACACGACTCTATTTTAGCCATAGTAAGAGAAGATCAAGTGGAGGAATATTGTAAGATAGTAGCAAGAAATACTCAAAAAGATAGAGGAGTAAGTATTCCTGGATGCCCTGTAGGTATTGACCAAGAAGTAGGGGACGAGTATTCCTTTGGTAAGTTTGATAAGCAGTATAAACTTGAAAATGGTGTGCTTACAAAAAATGAACAGCAATGACCTACAAAACATTGTATATCCAATATACAAGTTACCAGCAAAGCCGCTAGTTGATGAAGGAGTAACCTTCTACTATGGTGAAACAGAAGTAGAAGGTGAACCTAATAAACAACATCTAAAGATACTAGATGATAAGAATGTGGAAGGTACCTCACTAGCTAGTAGGAGATTGAAACTATTAGCTAGTGCTACACCTTTATTTAGGTTATCTAAAGCTATATTCTTTCTAGGCGATCTAATAAAAGAAGCTACTTCTAGTACTTATTTTATAGACGCTAATGGAATGATATTTAACTACGTTAAGACAACTACAGCTAAGCTAAAGTTTCATAAAATAAACAAAGTTCTACAGATTCCTACAGGTGGTGCAATTATTGAAGTGTTAGGGATACCTAATAGGTTCAAAGTAATTAACTATCCTACACCTGAAACTAAATGTGCAGGCGTACTACACATTGGAATTTCAACAATACTATATGGTTTATATGAGTATATACCAGAAGATACAGTGAGACGCGTATAATGCCTAAAGCAATTCTTAGTAATCGAATATACTTAGACACTACTTCAAGCCTATTAGAAGAACTAAAGTCAAAGCTAACATATAAAATTAAGAAACCTTCTAGACCAGGGATGACAATCTTTACGCAGTTTGATATTATTAAGAACTATAAGCTTCTACCTAAAGGTGTAATTGCTATACCTATTGGTAGAATGGACTTGATTCCAAAAGGTTACGAAATAGTAGATAGGCGTATCAATGAAGATATGCCCTTTCCTGAACCTAAACTACAGCTTAGAGGACAACAGCTAGAAATTTATAATGAAGTAGATGAGTCTTGCTTCATTAACGCTATGGTGGGATTTGGTAAAACCTTTCTAGCATTACATCTTGCTAGAAAACTAGGCCAGAAGACTTTAGTAGTATGTCATAATACTATGCTTAGAGATCAATGGATCGAGGAAGTGAAAAAGCTGTATGGGATGGATTGTGGCGTTATTGGTAGTGGCAAGTTTGATACCGATCATGTTATCGTTGTCGGAAACATTCAAACACTTATCAAAGAATTACCCAGTATAAACAAGGAGTTTGGCACTGTAGTGGTGGACGAGTGTCATCATATAGTAAGTACTACCTTTACTTCCTTCATAGAGGGAATGTACGCTAGGTACAAGATAGGTTTATCAGGTACTATGGTTAGAAAAGATGGTAAACACATTCTTTTCAAAGATTTCTTTGGATTTGATCTATACCAACCTATTCAAGAAAATACTATGACACCTACAGTTAGAGTGCTAAAGACTAACTATGGGTTATCAGAAGGAGATCCTTGGGCAGTAAAGATTAATAAGCTACTATACGACCCAGACTACCAAGAATTAATTGCAATCATAGCAGCTAAAGAGATTGCTGCTGGTCACAAAGTTCTAATTATTGCAGATCGAGTTGAATTTTTACAAAAAGTAGGAGAACTAATTGGTCAAGAATGTGTGTGCATTGTTGGTGAAACAACCTTCGAACAACGTAACGAACTCAAAAGACAAATTGAAGACGGTGAAAAGAGCTGCATTGCTGGCTCCCGCCAAATCTTCTCAGAAGGTATCTCAGTAAATATTCTTAGCTGTGTTATTCTCGCTTCGCCAATCGCCAATGATTCTCTATTAGAGCAGATTATTGGTCGTATTATGCGTATGCATTCTAACAAGCTAGATCCACTAGTAATTGATATGAACTTTAGTAGCCCTAGTGATAAAAGACAGAACCGTATGAGACGGGATTTTTACATTAAGAAAGGTTGGGATATTGAGTAAGCATTCATATAAATAGGTTATAAATTTTACACTTGACTCTACCTTACAATAGTGTTATAATATATATTGAAACGAGGCGATTACAATGTTATTTTTTGATATAAACAAACTAGAGGAGTTAGCGTCATGTAGTGAACATTTTATGGCTTTACTAGTCCATCACTATAATAAAAAGACAATTCCGAGCAAATGGGATAAGTACCCTCCTGCTAAAAGAACTATCCACGGTAGCTCTTTTCTATTAAATCCTTTACCCTTATTTGAGGATAAAGGAACCGACATACTATTTAAACTACAGTATATAAAATTGGCTGCTAAAAGAGACTGGCTTATGTATAAAATGTATAAGTACAAAGCTCTTAACACATCCTTTTTTCCCGACTTAAATTATGATGCAATCAAGCATAATAATTTATTGAAAATCACACCAACAGAAGTACAATTTAAGTACGAAGAAAGAATTTAATATGGCTCTTACATTCAAGAACACCAAAGGCAAAGCTCAAAAATCTAGCCACGAAGCATACACTTACAAAGACGGTGAGAATACCGTTCGTATTGTTGGGGGTATTCTTCCGCGTTATGTATATTGGGTTAAAGGCACTAATGCTAAGCAAATTCCGGTGGAATGCCTTGCATTCTCAAGGGAAGATGAAAAGTTCAATAACGCTGAACATGACTGCGTACAGGGATACTACCCAGAGCTAAAGTGCTCATGGTCTTATGCTTGTAACTGTATTGCTACAGTTGATGGAGTTAAGAAGGTTGTTGTTCTTAACCTGAAAAAGAAATTGTGGGAACAGATTGTTTCTGCTGCAGATGACCTGGGCCTTGACCCTACAGATTATGACGAGGGCTTTGACTTGGTATTTAAGCGTGCTAAAACTGGCCCACTGGCATTTAATGTGGAGTATACCCTTAGTCAGTTGAAGTTGAAAAAGCGTGCTCTTACTGCAGAAGAACGTACAATTGCAGATGCTGCAATTACTATTGATGCTAAAATGCCGCGCCCTACAGCAGATGATGTTAAGAAGCTTATGGAACGTCTGAAGAAAGGCGAAGATGAGGACTCTACCGGAGGAGATGAAGTTGGTATTGATAAAGAGGCTGTGAACGATTTAGGGTAATAAATTTGCCGCTTGAGGTTATACTTCAAGCGGCTTCGTTCTTATGAAAATACTATTCTCAGCAGATATACATATTAAGCTGACTCAAAAGGGCGTACCTTCTGATTGGGCTAAAAATAGGTATAGATTATTTATTGAGCAACTTGCTCAACAATCAGTAGATGCAGACTTACTAGTTATTGGCGGGGATATTTTCGATAAACTTCCTAACATGGAAGAGCTAGAAATATTCTATGAATTAGTAAGTAGTTGCTCTCTGAAAACACTGATATATCCGGGTAATCACGAAAGCCTAAAGAAGGATACTACCTTTCTAACATATTTGAAAAAGGTTACTAGTATTATTAATCCACTAGTAAGTATTCTCGATGACTATACTACGTACTGTACTCCTGACGATAACTTATCACCTATCTTTGATATTATACCATATAACAAGCTCAAAGAATTCGAAAAGCTAGGTAACGATAAACTAAAAGCTCCGTTGCTATTTACTCATTGTAGAGGTGCTATTGAACCATTTGTTAAACCAGAGGTTGATCTTAGTATATTTGATCGTTGGCAAACCGTACTAGCCGGAGATTTACATAGCTATGAGAATTCGCAGAGAAACATACTTTATCCTGGTTCTCCTCTTACTACTAGCTTCCACAGGAATAGTGTGGACACGGGCGTTATCCTTTTTGATACTGATACTCATATCCATGAGTTTATCAAACTAAAACTACCACAGCTTATTCGTAAGACAATTAAAGCAGGCGACCCTATGCTGCCCACTAGTTATGACCATACAGTTTACGAAGTTGAGGGAACAATGTCAGAACTAGGTTCTGTAGAAGATAGTGAGCTTATTGATAAAAAGATTGCTAAAAGGGATAGTGACACAGCTCTTATTCTAGACCCTAGTATGTCACTACAGGAAGAAGTAAAAGAATATTTAGAATATGTATTAGGCATAGACGCTATTAAAATAGACTCATTACTAAATGTACTAAATAATAATATGAGTAAGATAAATGATTAAGAAAATACCAGGTATTTATCTATTATACTTCAGTAATACTGAATTAGTATATGTAGGCCAATCAGTAGATATAGAAAAAAGGTATAGAGAACATATACGTTTACTAAATGCTGGAAAACATACAAAAAACTGCTAGATGCGTATAATAGCTTTGGCGAACCAGAAATATCTATATTATGTGAATGTAGTAAAGAACTATTAAATACATATGAAAATATATACATAAAATACTATAATAGCTACGAACAAGGGCTTAATACTTTAGAGACTGCTGAGGAAATACCAAAACCTGATAATAAAGGAACTAATCACGGTATGTCTAAATATACTAAAGAACAGATAGTTATGGTATTAAACCTACTAATTAAGATACCTATTATTAGGTTTAAAGATATATCAGAGTATACAAAAGTTTCTCAGTCAGTAATAGGAAATATTGCTGCATTAAATGAACATATATGGTTAAAAGATCTATATCAATTAGAGTATGAAAAATTAACCCTATTAAAGGGTAGTAGAAATCTAAATATAGAGGTTAATACAGCCGAATTAAAAGGTATTAAGTACCCTAGTGTAGTATCTCCTGAAGGAGTAGTACACACTAATATTACTAATGTTTCTAAATTTATGCGTAATAATAACATTTCTAGTCGTAGATTTTATGGATTATTGAATGGTAAAGAAACAAAGATAATGGGGTGGACTAGGTATGATTAAGTTTACAAAACTTAAATTCTCTAATGCGTTCTCGTATGGAGAAAATAATAAAATAGATTTAGATAGTGCAAACCTTACTCAACTTCTAGGTAGTAATGGTAATGGGAAAAGCTCTATTGCTCTTATACTAGAAGAGGGTCTATTTAATACTAACTCTAAAAAGATTAAGAAAGCAGATGTTCTTAATAGATATGTAAAAGCTAAGTCCTATAATATTGAAGTAAGGTTTGAAAAAGATGGAGTCCCCTACACTGTTATTACTAGTAGGACTATCAGTACTGGTACTGTTAAACTCCTTAGGAATTCTACTGATATTAGCTCACATACGTCAACAGGAACTTATAAACAAATAGAGTATATTCTTGGATTTGACCATAAGACCTTTAGTCAAATTGTATACCAAAGTAGTGTATCATCACTAGAGTTTCTTACAGCAACAGATTCTGCTAGAAAAAAGTTCCTGATAGAATTACTTAATCTTAGCAAATATACTAAAGCATTAGATGTATTTAAAGAACTAAGTTCTGACTGTTCTAAACAGTTAGATATACTTAATAGTAAGATTCAAACTATTAATGGATGGATTCATAAGTATTCTTCTGTAGATACTACTATTAAAGAGTACTTAGATGAACCTAAAAGCGCAGATAATCTAAAAATTCAACTATCACAAGCATTAGATAAACTAGCTAATATTGATAGTACTAATAAGCAAATTCAGCAGAATAATACTTATAAAACTATATTAGATAGTATTGATATTTCTGTAGTTGTAGAAGCTCCTGCGTCTAGTAATATCGCTGAACTTAGGGTAGGCTTAGCAACAATTGCCAAGCAACTAAAAGATGGTGCTCAACTATCTAATAAGCCTAGTACTAAAACTATTAAGTGTCCAACCTGTTCACAGGATATGGATAATAGTGTTATGTTTTCTAGGATAGTAGCGTTTGAAGCACAGAAGCCTAGTTTAATAGTTGAACGAGCTATACTAGAAAATAGGATAGCTCGTATAGAAGATGCTACTATAAAGTATTCTGAGCATACTAAAAAGCTTCAAGAATGGGAAAAGTATCATGCGTTATATAGTCCTAAACTAACGACTACACTACTTGATAAAGATAAACTAACTACTGAGATTTCTGCACTTAGGGTGGAGATAGCTACTATAGAAGATAATATTAGTAAAGTTAGACACGCTAACAAACTAATTGGTGAACACAACTCCAAGGCTAAGGTAGTATCGGAACAGATGGTGGATATGAAAAAAGATCTGCTAGAACTTAATCAGGAACTAGTTTTAAAGATTGATGAGCTATCTAATCTACAAGTACTAGTAAAGACCTTCAGTAATACTGGATTAATTGCATTCAAGATTGAATGCATGGTAAAAGATCTAGAAGAACTTACTAACGAGTATCTTAGCGTTATGTCCGATGGTAGATTTCAGTTATCTTTTGTTGTTGTATCGGATAAATTAAATGTTGTTATTACTGACAACGGGCGTGATGTTGATATTGTTGCCCTATCTTCTGGTGAGCGTGCTAGAGTCAATGTATCAACTTTGCTCGCTATACGGAGGCTCATGCAGGCTCTGTCTAATAGTAGAACGAATCTTCTTATTCTTGATGAAACAGTAGAATCGCTTGACGCTGAGGGTAAGGAAAAATTAATTGAAGTTCTTCTACAAGAAGAATCCCTAAATACCTTTTTAATATCACACGGATTTAGTCATCCTCTCCTAGAGAAGATTAGTGTAATTAAAGAGCATAATATAAGTAGGATAGAATGATTAATATAGGAAAAATATACGCTAATAGAAACCGTATTAGTGACTTAGTAAAAGTAGAAAGTATAGAGTATGATGACGGTATAAAGTGTGTATTCTTTTTCAGATTTACTAAAGATAGGAAGTTTAGGCTTCCTATTGAAATGTTTGAAAAGAACTTTCAGGAAGTACCTAGTGGTTACGAGTAATCAAAAAGGTGCATATGGAGAAACTGTTATTCGTGACAAACTGCGCCAATTAACAGGATTACAGTGGGAAAGGGTACCGAGTTCTGGAGCACTTGACCCTAAGCACGGCTTAAAAGCAGACTTATACTTACCTGGTCAGAATAACATATACGCTGTAGAATGTAAAAACTATACTGAAGAACAATTTACTAGCAAAGTATTATCTAGTAGTAAACCCAAACTATTAGAGTTTTGGTCGCAGTCTATGCGTCAAGCGCATCAGGTAAATAAAAAACCTTTACTAATATTTAAATTTGATCGCAGTAAGCTATTTGTAGCATATGAAAGTATTCCTAATGTAGTAGACCATGTATTCATTAGTGTAGGAATACATCAATTTTATGTGTCACTTCTAGAAGATTGGATACTACAAGAGAAACCTATATTTATACAATGAAAACATTTAATTATTGAAGTTTATGAAGCTGCTAAATATTAGCGTTGATTTTTATTATCCAATATGTTATAATATTGCTTATTGGAGAAAATTATATGGCAAAATCACCTAATTGGAATAAAAATGAATTACAGATACTTGAGAATAATTACCCACATTTAGGATCAGGGCCTTCAATGTGTAGTATGTTACCTGGCCGTACTTCCAAAAGTATTAATGTTAAAGCTAGTAGACTAGGATTAAAAATACTATTTGATAGGCAGTGGACAGAAGATGAAAATAGTATTTTGGCTAGTCTATATCCACAATTTGGATCTGATAAACCTACTATAGATGCTCTTATAAATAGAAGTAAGGAAAGTATTAAAATACATGCTGCTAGACTAGGTATTAAGTGTAATAAATTAGATGGAAAAACAAAACCTATTGAAGTATACTTAGAAGAACTTGATATTATTGGAGTAACACTATTAGGTAGTTATACTGGTAGTAGGGATAAAATATTACATAGATGTAATAAATGTTTACATGAGTGGTATCCTACACCAAATAACCTAGTACAAGGTTCGGGTTGCCCTAATTGTTCCCATAAATTTAAGTATAAATATTCTTTAGGATGCTTATACTTAATAAATATAAATAATGAGTTTTTAAAGGTTGGTATAACTAGTAGACCTATTTCTTATAGACTTATGGAAATATCTAGGGAGCTTGAAATACCTTATACTTCTATTATTTTAATTAGTATTAAGGAGTGCCAAGGAGATAAAATACTATCAATAGAAAATAGTATTTTAAATAACCCTAGATTAAACAGATATACTCATAATATTAAATTTAATGGGTATACAGAACTATTCAATATATCAGAGTTAGATAAATTGCAGAGTATATTTAATGAAATCATTTAACAAAATAACCGAACAGGGTAATAATCTACTACTAGTAGATGGTTTAAATATGAGCTTCTCTTTTAGAGGGTATACTGACTACTATAAAAAGTACTTAGATATGATAAATAGCCTTAAAAGGTCGTATAAAGCAGATAAATTAATTCTGTGTGTAGATAAAGGTGGATCTACGTATAGAAAAGGTATATATCCAGAATATAAGTATAATAGAAAACTAAAGCAAGACTCTCAGACGGAACAAGAGAGACAAGAGTTTGAGGATTTCTTTAAAAGCTTTGAAGCCTCGTTATTATACGTAGCAGAAAACTCAGATTACCCAATACTCAGGTACGATGGAGTAGAAGCAGATGATTCTATTGCGTTTATATGTTCTAAATTTAAATCTTTAGGAAAAGATCATATATGGATAATGAGTTCGGATAGAGATTTAAGTTTACTAGTAGATGATAACGTATCACAGTTCTCTTATGTTACTAGAAAAGAGACTACTAAGGAGAACTGGCATGAGCGTTTCGAATTCCCTATGGAAGATTATATTAGCATTAAGTGCCTCATGGGGGATGCTGGTGACAACGTGGCTGGTGTCCCTGGCATTGGGCCCAAGAGAGCTGTACAATTGGTACAAGAATACGGATCTACGTATGATATCATAGCTAATCTTCCTATTTTTAGTAAGTATAAATATATTGATGCATTGAATAAATTCGGTGCGGAAAACCTTATGTTAAACTATAAACTAATGGACTTAGTTACATACTGTGAAGAAGCTATAGGAGAAGATAATTGCAAAAAGATAGACCAAACCATATTGACATACTTAAACTCTTAAAGTTTTATAGTGTTTCAGCACTAGAAGATCTGATTCGCATTCAGCACAAACAGATAGAAAAGTTGCAAGAAGAGTTAAATAGAGTAAATTTTTACGGAGAAAGACTTGGATAAACATCGTTATTTAAAACCACCATTTTTAGTAAAACTAGCAGACCCTAGGTGTAGCCCATTCCGAACACATGAAACTGACGCAGGCGCAGATATGTTCTCTATTGAAGAAGTTGCTATTTACCCCGGCGAGCAAAAACTTGTTGATACAGGAGTAGCTATTAAAATTCCAGTAGGCTATGTTGGTTATGTTTTTAATAGGTCTAGTCAAGGCAAGCTTGGTATTCAAATTGCTAATGGTACCGGACTTATAGATACGGACTACAGGGGTTTCATAAAGGTTTTACTAAAAAATACTAGTACGGAGCCTTATTTTATTACCCAATTTACTACTAGGATTGCTCAATTAGTTATTAGCCCTGTAGTACTAGCTCAATTTGTAGAGTTTGATGGTACTGAGGAAAAATGGTTAGACACTAAACGCGGTGAAGGCGGATTTGGTTCTACAGGAATATAAATGACTAAAAGCGAAGAAGAACTGTCAATAGTTATTTTACAATTAGAATCCGCTATACATAAAGCAGAGTTTTGTAAAGAGCCAAATACATTTGATGCTCTTAAATACCATCTAGATGGTATTACTCGTGCACTAATGATTCATATTGGGCATAGAAACATTAAGGAATATTTAAGTGACTGAAGTAGAAACAAAAATAGGTGAGGCTATTCGAGAAATTGAAAGACTTCTTAAACCTATACTAACAACACAGGATGATATGCATAATACTAATGCAGCACTAGATACACTAAAACAACAACTAATTATGGCTGTGGGCCGTAGAGTAATTAAAGGACAACAATGATAGATACTGTATACGAGCAATTTATAGCTAAGTCTAGATACGCTAGGTATCTAAGTGATGAAGATAGGCGAGAAAACTGGAAAGAGACTGTTGATAGGTACTTTTCCTTTATGGAAGAACATCTTCTAGAAAAGCATGACTACTTAATTCCTGCGTCTTTGTTAGAAGAGCTACGCTTGGCTGTGTTTAACAAAGAGGTTTTACCAAGTATGCGAGCTATTATGACTAGTGGTGAAGCACTAGAGCGAGATAATACCGCAGGATATAATTGTGCCTACTTACCTATAGATGACCCTAAATGCTTCGATGAAGCTATGTTTATTCTACTATGCGGTACTGGCATAGGCTTTTCGGTAGAACGTCAATATGTTACAAAATTACCAGAAGTTCCTGATAAGATTTTCAAGTCTAAATCTTATATCATGGTTCAGGATAGTAAAGAGGGGTGGGCTAAAGCTTTAAGGCAGCTTATTAGTCTTTTGTATGCTGGTGAACAACCTTTATGGGATGTATCAGAAGTTAGACCTGCTGGTGCCCCCCTAAAAACATTTGGTGGAAGAGCAAGCGGACCCGAACCACTAGAAGACTTGTTTAGATTTGTAATAAAAGTATTTATTAACGCTAAAGGGCGTAAACTAACCTCAATTGAATGCCATGATATTATGTGCAAAATTGGGGAAGTAGTAGTAGTAGGAGGTGTTAGACGTAGTGCTATGATTTCTCTTTCTAATCTATCAGATGATAGAATGAGGCACGCTAAGTCAGGGGCCTGGTGGGAAGCTAATGGGCAAAGGGCTTTAGCTAATAATAGTGCTTGTTATACAGAGAGACCTGATGTAGGTGTATTCTTGCAAGAGTGGTTATCGTTATATGAATCAAAATCTGGTGAGCGAGGTATCTTTAATAGAGATGCAGCTACTCGTATTGTAGGGAAAAATGGTAGGCGTAAGGATTCATATGAGTTCGGTACCAACCCGTGTTCTTGAAATAGTAGGATCACGTTAAAAATTTTGTAAATTGCTGGAAGTTTGTTAAAGCCCCTAACTAAAGCGGAAGTAGAAATGCTATACGTAAATGTTTAAAAATAGAGGGCGTTGGATAATCAGCAGCCAAGTCGCTTTAATATGCGAAAGGTTCACAGACTAAAGACAAAAAAGTTATGGAGAAAATATATGGACGAGAATAAGTTTATGAATAGAGTTTTAGAACTAGTGGATAGCTCTAAAACTCAAAGAGACGGAGTAGGAGTTAAATTGGTTGAAGAGTTTAATTTAGCAGGAAAACACTCGGCTACGCGTTTAGTAGAGAGACTGTTAGGTATTAGTCTCTCTAAGATATTGAAACTTCGTTTCGAGTTTCCAGATAATTGGAAAGAAAAAGTACCTAAACTACTTTTAGTTACTACTGTAGATATGTATACCCGTATACAAGAACTACGTAAAATGGCACTAAGCTTTCAAGAAGCTAAGTATATACTTATGAAAGAGTATAGTGTAACAGAGTGTGAACTTATAAAGCGCGGAAGAAGTTTGTGTCAAAAACCTCTTGGAGAGGTTTTTGAACCAACAGATAGTGAAATACAGGATTGCCTTATTCGTGCAGAGACTTCTGAAGAATTTAAACATTTGCTAGGATTAGGTTGTACACAGCTGCACGGGTTTTTTGATAGAAGATTACATGTTAGTACGTTTGTTGAAGCTAAAGCTAAATGTATATATAAACTTAAGGTACCGGGAGTATCCCCCTGTACTTCAGATAATGAAGCTTTAGTTATTTCGCAAGTACTTGGTGACGGAAGTTACGATCCTGTACGCAAATCTTTACGTATTCAGCATGGTATTAAACAACTTGAGTATCTACGTTGGAAAGTTAGTATTCTACAAAATGCCTATCCAGAATTAAATGGAGTAGAAAGTATTAAAGTAAGAATGCACGCACAAGGACACGAGTATGCAGATTGGTATTCTAAAAAGTTACCAAAACATATTTATGATAAATTAGATAAATTTACACATAAAGAAATGGTAGATTCACTAACTCCTTTAGGCATGCTATGGTTATTTTTAGATGACGGATGCCTATTCTGGAAAGAAACTAAGTCCATAACTATATGTAATGGAATTGAAAAGTACAAACATCAAAATATATCCAATTTTCTTTCAACCTACTGTATCCACTCAGCTGTATATGATAAGTCATGCACAATTGCACAGCAAGTTGAAATTGTTAAGTTCATAAATACATTCATAAAACCATATATTAATATTATACCAGCATCAATGCGGTATAAAACAGAACTTATGATATAGTCGATAGGTGCTAGAGTAACTTTTAGTACCAAGGAAATAATTTTACGCCCATTTCAGTTTTGCAATCTTTCTACCGTGGTAGTAAGAGAAAACGATTCATTAGATAGCTTATTACGTAAGTCTAGACTAGCAGCTATTTTAGGTACATTTCAATCTACCCTTACTAATTTTCCATATCTAAGAAAGGTATGGCAAGAAAATACAGAAGAAGAAAGACTTCTGGGGGTTAGTATGACAGGAATTCTAGATAATGTGCTTCTTAATGACCCGGAGTCTAGAGAGTTACCTGGAATACTTACAGCTTTAAAAGAAAATGTCATAGCTACCAATAAAGAATTAGCGCAAGTTATTGGTATTCCACAGTCAGTAGCGGCTACTGCTCTTAAGCCAGAGGGTACTGTTAGCCAACTTACAGATGCTGCTAGTGGTTTGCATACTAGGCACGCTAGATTTTATTATCGTAGAATTAGAGGGGATACTAAAGATCCACTTACTAAATTTATGATTGATGCAGGTGTACCACATGAAGCATGTGTAATGAAACCTGAATCTACTGTAGTATTTACTTTTGCTAAAAAGGCCCCCGAAGGCGCTTTGGTACGAGAGGATATTTCAGCGCTACAGCATTTAAAGTTATGGTTGGTATACCAGAGATACTACTGTGAGCATAAACCATCAATAACAGTATCTGTTATTGAAAAAGAGTGGCCAAGCGTAGGAGCTTTTGTGTGGGAGCATTTTGATGAAATGTCTGGGGTAAGCTTTCTACCTTATGATGGCGGTAGCTATAAACAAGCTCCTTACGAGGAATGCACAGAAGAAGAGTATGAAAAAATGGTAGCTATTATCCCTTCTAATATTGACTGGGATAGCTTAGTTGAACATACAGATAACGTTAAAGGAACACAGACATTAGCTTGTTCTGCTAATGGATGCGAGATTAATTAAATAAAAAAGCCCCTAAGCTTCAACAGCTTAGGGGCTTTTTTATTTATAAATATAATTAACAGGATTACCAGTAGCTTCCCTAGCATATGCAACTACTGCACCAGGAGTATCAAAAAGTTTATTGTATCCAGAATCAAAGTCTGCAAACACATTATTGACTAATTTAGCACACTGAATAACTTTATCGTTATCAGTATTTGCTGTAAATGCAGCCTTTATTGCTTCCCATTTAGAATATGGCATACCTACATACTTTAGTAAATTTTCTTCATGTTCAATAGTAAAGTTAAATCCAGTTTTAATATAGAAAAAGGGTAGTAGTCTAGATAGTGGATAAATCCTTACGTATGGTACTACTGATTCTACTACAAATACCCTGCCACCTACTACATATGCTACACCTACGTGATTATAATCACTCATAGTTCCCATACGTACTAGGTTAAGCTGAATATTTCGCCAAGACTTCCAGTCGCCACCCTCGGACCAGGCTAGAAGATCCCCCGTTTTAATTGTATCTCTTAATTCACTATATTTCATTAAAAATCCTTAAAAATATACCTGATAAAATTTATATCTTGACAATATTGTCTTTTTGCTCTATCATATAGGTATGAAAAAAGGAGCAATCAGATGACAATAGGTATTTACATGCTATACTGGGATGATGAAGATATGGTATATATTGGTCAATCTACCAATATAGAGAATAGAATAAAAGCTCATATAAGACAACTAAAGATAGGCAAGCATTACAATTATAAACTTACTAATATGTTTAATACTAAAGGTATACCAAACTATACTATACTGGAGGAAGTACAAAATATAGAAACACTAGATAAACTAGAAATTAGTTGGATGTCAGAATTTGATTCTATTTCAGAAGGTTTAAATATTACAGAAGGAGGTATAGGCGGTGGCAGAGGAGTAAACTGCTCAGCATCTAAATACTCAAAAATTACTATACTTAGATGCTTTATACTATTACTAAGAGGTATGCGCACTACAGATATTGGTAAAAAACTAGGTATACCTAGTAGCACTATTTATAATATGAAATTAGGTAATTCGCATTTATGGTTTAGATCAGAGTATCCGGATAAATTTCAGAGTATACAAGATTCAAGAGTATACTCTTATGATATAGTAGATCCTTTAGGCTCTATACATACTGTTACAAATATAACTGAGTTCTGTATACAAAGACAAGATCTAGGCATATCTTTAGCTACAGGCATTAGTACCATAATAAAGGGTAAGAGAAAACAGTTTAAAGGATATAGATTATATGGTGGTACTAATGCTATACCAATAGAGACTAAGCCAGTTTATCACATTAAAGATACCACCGGCAAAGTATATGAAATAACTAATGTAGCAGGATTTTGTAGAACGGTTCCTGAATTATGTTTACCGTCTGTTGAAAGTGCATCCCATAGCTTATCATTAGTATGTAGAGGTAAACTAAGTAACTACAAAGGATATTCTTTAGCCTAATAAAAGCTCGTAATAATTAAATTATTACGAGCTTTATTTTTATCTGTATCCTGAGTATGCTCTTAAAATATCTCTACAAGTTCCAGATCTAACACAATCATCATCATGAAATTGTACTACCTCTACTTGTTTCAAATTACATAAAGTACCAATAGCATCCTCAATACCTATAGTACTAGAATCATCTCTTTGCTGTACATCACCATCAATAAATACCTTACTATTTTCACCTAATCTAGTAAGTAGTAGCTTCATCTGTATAGGCGTAGCAGATTGCATTTCATCTGCTAAAATTAAACAGTTTTTAAAAGACCTACCCCGCATAAATCCAAGAGGTACTGGCTCTATAACCCCAGTCTTAATACAGTATTCAACAAATGATTTACCTAATAATTCATTGAGAGTTTCCATATAAGGAGCAAGATGAACTGAAAACTTCTCTAGAAGGTCTCCTGGCATGAACCCTAATTCTTCTCCTGCAGCCTCAACAGCTGGTCTAGTAAGGATAATCCTATCTATTTTCTTATAGTATAGCTGTTCTGCAGCATAATGAGTAATACAATAAGTCTTTCCAACACCTGCACTTCCTAACGCGAACACAATATCCTTAGTTTCCATTGCATTAATAAGATCTTCTTGTTTATAGGTTTTACCTACTAACTTAGGAAATTTTTGGGTATGGCGTCTATCAGGGATAGTTACTTGACCCATATCTTGATACATTTGACTACGTGCTTTTTTACCACTAGATGATGCCATATATTACCCTTTACGTTAAGCTGCTTTAGTTTTAAATAGTCCTGTAGAATTAAACAATGATACTAGTACACTTATAGCAGCAGTTAGCTGTGGTAAGATACTAGTTGCGGCACTATCAACTTGCACTACAATATCTAAAATTGCTTGTAGCTTCTGTTTACCTACACCACTATCTGGAAGGGCTTCTTCTAAAGCTTTGATTGCAGCAATAATTGCGGGTAATAGTTTTAAAATTACTAATAAATTATTCATAGATATCCTTAATAACTACAGGTTGTAGCAATTGACATTCCATTAATAGAACTAATAACATTACCTAGGGTTATAGGTTGTGTCCAGTCCATCAAGTACATTGGTTTCATTGACATACTGCAATGCGGCAGCTCTTGTTTCTTCTGTAATTCCCAGGTTATGCACTCCTTCGCTGCTTTCGCTACTATACTGTTTTGCTGGCAGTATTCCGGCTTTTCTTGAAGTGGCAGCAGTGAGCAAGATATTAGCAACAGCAACAATACCCCCGCCAATAGCATTAGCAGAATCCGAGTCGATAGGTAGTTGTATATTGTAAACTTGCGCAAGATTAACCAAGGCAATAAGCAAAGCACCAATAACTGTACCAGTAATCTGGCCAGTTTTCCACGCCTCCGGGTTCGCAACTTCGGAGCCTTTTCTGAATACATCTAAACCTGCCTTTAGTTTACTAAACATCTTCTGCTCCGTACTGTAAGTTTTTAGCAATACGTCTAGCCCATCCTCTACTAGCATTAGGCCAGTTAGATAGCTTTGTCATAAAGTTTAATCTTTCAGCTAGTAGTTTCATAACTAGATCATGTGGCTGAATATTATTAATAGCTAAAATAGTAACTGGCCCTACATGACCATCGTCTGCTACACCGACTGCTCGTTGGAGCGCTCTTAGTGCGGTTCCGCAACCTGAGTTAACCGCATAATCTAGTAATTGATATCCTATACCCTCAGGTAGTTCATCTCCATGTACTACCTGCCAAAAGTCTCTATAGTAAAGCGCAATTGCTTGATCTCTAGTAAGCTCTTTGATATTTAAATGTGGATAACTACGTTTAGAAATACCCCAATTTGTTTCACCGCCTGGGTCTTCTGGGTTATTAACGTACCCACCTTCATGCCCTAATAATCTATTAATTGCTTTATCAAATGACATAAATACTCCTTAAAGTTTAACATCAGCAATTTTAGTAAGAATTACTCTACCTGAACAAGAATGTTCTGTATACATTTGCACAGAAGTAGCTTCTTTTAATGGAAACACTTTCCATAGGCCTAAGTCATAGTTGCCAATAGGTCTAGTACTACCATCAAAAGGGACTCCATCAACCTTAATTTCATTAGCATCAACAAGTAGTCCTGTAGGTGTTTGATAATAGCTATCTAACTGTAAAAACTGACAATTTCTAAGTTTTTTCCCCCTTATACTTATTATAGCATAATCATCTGTATGCTCTAATAGAGTTCCTCTCATTTCTACGATTGGATTCCATGAATCATACTCCGCTAATAGCTTAAAGGCCCCCTGGTATGCGACTGGACTCATAAAGTACCCAAATATAACTGCGAAAGCTATAGTCCATCTCATTGATTTTAAATATGCTATCATGAAACTGCTCCTGATTTAACTAGCCAAGCAAATCCTGCTACAGTAATAGCAGTAATTATCCATGTTAGCACTCGTTTACCTATCCACTGGGATGCATTTGTACTCGTATGGGAAGCTAGCTCTTCCCATCCTTTTTTCCAAAATTCTTTTACTAATTTTTCGTCGGATACAATTGCTTTGTATCCGTCTAATATTCCCTGAGCTATGTCAGAGCTTGTATGACTACTATTAAAATCCGCTGTCATAAATACTCCTATAATTTAATTCTTTTACATTATAACATTTTGTGTGGTTATTGTCAAGGTATAAATTTATTTAGGACAAAAATAAACTCGCACTAGTGCGAGTTTATTAATTAAGGTGTAGTAGGGTTAGTTACAACAACTGGTGGGTTAACTACCGTTGGTACAATCGGCGTTATAGGTACTACTTGTACAACTGGTGTGATAACTACCGTTGTACAATCGGCGTTATAGGTACTACTTGTACAACTGGTGTGATAATGGGCGCCGGTGTTGTCGTGTGATCATCAGTAAGGCTGTTCGTATAAGCCACGCCACCCAGCGTACCGATACCGGAAAGGGTGTTGGTCGTTGTGGTGTTGCCTTTGATCATCCCAGCCACCTGCACAAGCGCGTTGTAACCTGCGCCTGAGTCCCCACCACTGCCCCCTGATGCGCCTGCTGCCTCTGCACTGGCCGCGCCTGAGATACCCGCCTGGCCAACGGCTGACAGTGCTGACTGTGGTCAGTGCGGTATTGCTTGACTGCGCCACGGTGGTGAGTGCGGTTGCCCCGGCCAGTTCAAGGCGATATGTGGCAGAACTGGCGGTTTCGTCAGGGGCTGAACTACCAAGCGTGACCAGGCAGAACAGAAATTGGTCCAACGCAATGAGGATGTTGATAACGCGCTGCCTCATGGCTGCGTGGCCGGGGTGACCGGCTGAATGACCACCGTGTCAGGGACAACTACGGGCGGATTCACCACTACTGGCTGATTGATTACCGGCACGATGGGCGTGACAGGTGTAATCACTGTCGGCGGGTTTACCACTACGGGCGGATTGATTACCGGCACGATGGGCGTGACAGGCGTATTGACAACCACGGGTGCAGGGGTTGTTGTTGTGGTAGTCACAGCGTGGTTGTCAACCGTGTCTGTGGTAGCCGCGTTTGTTGACGATGTTGACGTGCTAACTGGGGTGTCATAGCTACCTGAACCGATAGTCCCTGCGCCACTAAGTGACTGATTCGCACTGGTGCTGTATCCGCCATCACCCAAAACACCTGTGCCGTCAAGGCTGGTTGTGGTTGTGGTGTTGTTTGTTGTCGTTGTGACGTTCGCAGCAGGCGCTTGAATCTTGCCAGCCATGATCGTCATTGCCGTTGTCCCCGCGCCCGCAATGGCAATGTTTGCGCTGTTGCCATTGGCCGCCGTGCTGCCGATGGTGGCCCCCATGCCAGCAAACGTGCTGTTGGTCGATACCGCAACGGCAGCGGCATTGTTTGACGAGTTGATGGCCACCCGGGCGTTTTGCTGGATGCCATAGACCTGGGTCAGTCCAGGTATGAGGATGGATGCCCAGCGTAGCGCTGTTTCACCGGCTGGCACGGGTGCGGCGACTTGCTGCACTTGCTGTGCGTTGCCTTGACCGCCCATGGCAATAGCCATCACTGCGGCTATCTTGCTCTGCGGGTCGCCCGTCTCTGCAATGCGGGCCAGTGCGTCATAGCGTGCTGTCTCGGCGGTGGCGCGTGACGTGGCGATGGCCTCCTGCGCATGAGCGTATTTGTCGTAGTCCGTA